TGCCCGCTTTCCCCGCTGGCACCAACGAACAGTTGGCACCCATGGAGGTCCGAGGTGTAGGCGGTGCTGCTGTCGCAGTATCTGGACCGCTGACTGATGCTCAGCTGCGAGCCGCTGCGGTCCCAACCATTTCACCAGCGGCATTGCTCACCAGCTACAACGTCGCTGGTGTCATTGCAATCAATACGGTGCTGGCCACGCTTGATTGCAGTCAGTACCGCAGCGTCAGCATTCAATGCAGCTCAATAGGCACCACGGGCGTGGTGACGCCGGAGTGGAGCAACGACAACAGCACATGGGTGGCAGCCACGATCCTCACCCAGGCGGGCGCCACGGCCACCACGTTCAACGCTGCTGGCCTCTGGGTGGTGCCGGTGCAGGCCCGTTACCTGCGGCTGCGGCTGAGCACCGCCACCACGGCTGGCACCACCACGCTGAGCATCCACCAGTTCAACGACAGCCGTCAGTTCTGGCTGGCAACCCAGCCGGTCTCTGGCACGGTTACCGCCAACATCGGCACGGGATCCATTGCCGCTGGCACCAACGCCATTGGTGACGTCGGCGTTCAGTACCGAGCCAGCACAACGGGCGCTGCGTCGTTTGTTAGCTGCATGAGCCCTGCTACCCCAGCAGCTGGCACCATCAAAGGCTCTGCCGGTCGTTTGCTGGCATTCCGCTTGCAGAACAGCGCAGCGGCATTGCGGAGCGTCAAGATATTCAACGTCGCAACTCCGACCCTTGGCACAACCTCTGCGTCGTTTGAGATTGACATTCCCGCTGGTGGTGTTGCTGAGTTCACCATGACAGGTGGCATCGGTTTTGCCACGGCGATTACCTTTAGTGTCACCTCGGCCAAGGGGTTGACCGACAACACGGCCACCGGCCTGGCGGCCAATGACGTCTCCGGGTTCTTTGCTTTCGCCTGATCACCATGGCACTCCTCACTGGCTCCTCCTCCTACGCCGCGACCGTCGTCATCACACGGCCTAGCAACACCACTGCGTACACGGCAGGCGATGTCATTGGTGCTGCAGACGCAACCACTCCTGCCAATGCTGGCAGTTCCTTGCTGACCATTCCCAACATTGGTCCAGCGGGTGGCGTCATTGAAATCAAGTCCGTTGAGCTGTTCATTTCAGATACAGCTCCTCCTAGCGGCATGGACGCTTTTCGGCTGCACCTCTACAACAGTCCACCTGCAGTCGTTCTGGATAACGCATCGTTTGACTTAACGTCTGCAGAAGTTGGACGGTATCTTGGGTTTATCAACCTGTCGACGCCAGTTGACCTGGGCAGCATGATCTTTACGTCAACCGTAGACGTGAATCGTGTGATTCGTTTGCTGCCGTACAGCCGGACGCTGTTCGCAGAACTGGAAACACGTGGGGCTTACACTCCGGCGTCCGGCACTGTTCATACCATCAAGCTAAATGCCGTTGAGGTGGACGTCGCCACCACTGACAGCGAGAACCTGCTGTGGGCGTATGCCGGTGGTGCTGTGCCCACCCTGGACCTGGAGTTTGCCAGGACCAAGACCCTCAACAACCAGGTGACCAGCACCCCGCCGGTCACCTTCACCCGCGCCAGCAGTGCGACCTTCATCGACAGCGCGGGAAGGCTGCAGACGGCGGCTGTGGATGTGCCGAGGTTTGACCACAACCCCACGACCGGCGAAAGCCTGGGCCTGCTGGTGGAGGAGCAGAGGACGAACAGCCTGACGTATTCAGAGGACACTAGCCAATGGCTGACACCGTTCAACATCACCATGTCGCAAAACCAAGCGACCGCTCCAGATGGTGCTTCAACGGCTGATCAATACCTAGAAACGGCAGCAACTGGCTTGCACATTCAAGATGGTATGTCTTTTACGTTTGTTACCAGCACAGTCTATACGTACTCTGTTTTTGTCAAAAGCATTGGTGGTAGAAACTTTGAGATTGGTTACCCGGGTACTATTTTTACAGATAGATTTGCCCGCTTTAACCTTTCTGGCAGCGGTTCGGTTCAAGGTTCTGATGCTGGCGTGACCGCTAGCATCCAAGCCTATGCAAATGGCTGGTATAGGTGTTCCGCGACTAACACATGTGCGTCTGGCGCTTCTTCACGAATAAGCAATTTTGTTAATAATGATAGCTTTGCTAGGAGTTACGCTGGTGATGTTACCAAAGGACTGTTTATCTGGGGCGCCCAACTAGAAGCCGGCGCCTTCCCCACCAGCTACATCCCCACCACCACCGCAGCCGCCACCCGCAGCGCGGACGTTGCCAGCATCACGGGGGCGAACTTCAGCTCCTGGTATCGGCAGGATGAGGGGACGGTGTTTGCGGAGAACAGTCAATCAGCAACGTCTGGAGATGTCGCTTATTCTTACTATCTTGATGCAGGCGGGGGCCTCGCAAATTCTATTTACTCTGACGTAACAAGTGGCAACAGGCGCGGGGTTGTTTTTTCTGGAAACGTTGTTCAATGTGCCACAAACTTTGGGGCAATTACTAGCGGGGTTCAAGCAAGAACTGCTTTTGGCCTTAAACAAGATCAATTTGGCTTGGCTTTAAATGGTGGGTCAGTAGGCACTGATAACTCAGGATCTATTCCCACTGGGATCACCAGAATCTTTGTAGGCAATAATTCGGCTAGTAGTGCTGCAATAAATGGCACCATTAAGCGCCTCACCTACTGGCCCCAGCGCCTTTCCAACTCCACCCTCCAAACCATCACGCAATGACCACCACCTACATCCGCTTCCCCGACGAATCCACCGGCATGGCTGCCTTGGATGCTGCTGGTCTTACCACCACCAATGAAGACGGCGACACCGTGGTGCTCACCGCCAGCCACACCCACGCCTTGGATGTCATCGGCCCCATCTGCACAGGCGGCACCTACAACACCGACACCGGCAAGGTGATCACCCCACCCGTGCTGCTGAGCGGCTGGCACGTCAACTTCGTCGGTGAGCTGCCTGATGGGTGGGAGGAGTATCTGGTAACGCCGCAGCATCCAGTGCGGGTGTGGGCATGACAGCAGTCTGGACTGGGCTCCCAGAGCCGCTGTCCACTGATTTCCGCTACTTCCTGGTCTTGGTCTGGCGCCACCTGAACCTGCCTGACCCCACGCCCATCCAGCTCGACATTGCTCACTACATGCAACACGGCTCCAAGCGCCGCATTGTTGAGGCGTTTCGAGGCGTGGGTAAGTCCTGGATGGCCGCGGCCTACGTGCTGTGGTTGCTGCGCCTAGACCCACAGCGCAAGATCATGGTGGTGTCGGCCTCCAAGACCCGGGCCGATGACTTCACCATGTTCTGCATCCGCTTGATCCGCGAGATGCCAATGCTTCAGTGCCTGGAGCCAGACCGAGACGAGCAGCGATCAGCTGTAAACCGGTTCGACGTCAGGCCTGCGATTCCGGACCAGAGCCCCTCTGTCAAAGCTGTTGGGATTTTTGGCCAACTGACGGGGTCCCGGGCCGACTTGATCCTGTCCGATGACGTGGAGACACCGACGACGTCGTGGTCCGTCGGCATTCGGGAAAAGCTCCTGGCGGCCGTGGGTGAGTTCAACGCCATCCTGAAGCCCGGTGGCGAGATCATGTTTCTTGGTACGCCACAGACTGAGGAGTCGATCTACAACAAGCTGGCCCAACGTGGATACGAAGTGCGTATTTGGCCGGCTCGGTACCCCGAGAAACCCGTCAAATACGGCGACCACCTGGCCCCTGTGATTGCGGAAGGGTGCCCAGAGTTGACGAACCAGCCAACAGATCCTGGTCGTTTCAGCGAGATGGACCTGCTGGAGCGGGAGACGTCGTACGGCCGGTCGGCATTTGCGCTCCAGTTCCAACTGGACACCAGCCTCAGCGATGCTGAGCGGTTCCCGCTGAAGCTCGCGGATCTGATGGTCCTGGAGGTCTCTGATCACGCCCCGGAAAAGGTCGTGTGGTCGTCTGGGGCCGAGTACCGAATCAGCGATTTGCCGGCGGTGGGTTTCAACGGCGACTACTACTACCGGCCTGCCTACATCCACGGCACCTGGTTGCCGTTTCAGGGGTGCGTCATGTTTATTGACCCCTCTGGCCGCGGCCTGGATGAAACGGCCTACGCGATCGTGGCTCATCTCAACGGCAACCTGTTCTTGCTGGAGTCCGGAGCGTTCCGAGACGGCTACTCAGAACCCGTTCTGCAGGGCCTGGCAACGGCTGCAAAGCGCCAGAAGGTCAATCTGATCCTCCTAGAGGACCAGTTTGGCCAAGGCATGCTGGAGAGCCTTCTGAAGCCGTATCTACAGGTGCAGCATCCGTGCACCATTGAGACGGTCAGGTCCAATGTGCAGAAAGAGCGCCGCATCATCGCGGCTTTGGAGCCCGTCCTGAACCAGCACCGGCTCATCGTCAGCCGATCGGTGATCGAGGGTGACGCCAAGACTCGTGACGACGAAGCCATCGAGAAGCGCCTGGCGTACCAGCTCTTCCACCAACTGACGCACCTGACGACAGACCGTGGTTGCTTGGCCCACGACGACCGACTCGACGCCTTGGCCGGTGCCGTCCAGTATTGGAATGAATCGCTGGCCATTGATGAAGACCGAGCAATCAAGGAACGACAGTCAGAGCTTTGGGACCTGGAGCTTCAGGCGTACATGGGAGACCTTGAAGGAGCGCTTGACCGATCTCTTCTGGGCGGCAGCATTACGGATCTCGCTGCGGCCCCGGCCGCCACGGGCTGGATCAGGCCTCGTCGCTAAGCGACCTGGCACTAGGGCCTGGGTGATCCGGATCCCCGGCGAGTTCATCGGGTACGGGGGCACCAGGGAGCTGGGCTCTTTTCAGACCATCGTCGTTGCAGAAAACGAAGAAATGGCTTGGGACATTGCCACGTACTGCGATGTCTGGGAACGTATCCCGTGGAAGGTGGACAACGTCCAAATCTTTCCCAAGACCCCTCTCGCCAGCGCAAATGTCGGTTATTCGTCTCGCAGACGCAGCTAAACACGACGCCGGCCTGCCGCATCAGCTGGCGGCTTGGAACGGGCTCCAGGAAACCCTGACGCCCAAGCAGCTTGAGGACTTTGCAGAGGCGTACAGGGCGGCCCCGGAGCCCAAGGTGGGCCTATTCCAGCCCGGATCCCCGTTCAGCTACAACCTGACCCCCAACGTGGTGTACGGCGAGCTCACTCAACAGTCCGAAGCCCGCAGGTTCGTGGCTCAACATCAGTGCGACACGGCTCTGGTCCTGGCTCAGTTTGTCCAGAAGGCCCGGGATCACTTCGGTGGACCCGCAATCATCACCTCTGGCTACAGGCCCCCCAGGATCAACGCCCAGGTGGGTGGTGCCAGCCGTTCAGAGCACCTTTACGACGCACCGAACACCGGCGCCGTCGACTTCTACATCGACGGGGAGTCCATTTACACCTTGCAGGCCTGGGCCGACAAGGAGTGGCCGTATTCCTTGGGTCTCGGGGCTCCCCGGGGCTTCATCCACGTCGGGATGCGCCCCGGCAAACCCCGGCTAAGGTGGGACTACTGACACCAGACCCATGAAAAAAGGCGGCAAAGGCACCAAGGGCGGCGGCGGCAAAAAGGGCTACTGATGGCTGACCCCAAGGCCGGGCTTTACATCAACATCAAGCGGAAGCGCGACCGGATCAAAGCCGGATCCGGTGAAAGCATGCGGAAGCCAGGGGCCAAAGGGGCCCCCAGCGCCGCTGATTTCAAGCAGGCCGCCAAGACCGCCAAGAAAAAGTAGCCCTGGGCTACCGCTTGACCAATGGAGTGATGACGCCGGCCAGGATTTCGATGG